CATTGTCAGCAGTACCGACTCTGTAGTCACTTTGCAATAGTCTAGTAGCAACAAACTGAAGATCAGATGGTACTATTAGTTTTCTTGGTCTAGCTGCAATTTTAAGACCTCTTTCATCAGTATATTTACCGATTTGAATGATAGCATCTTCTAAAGATGTTTCATTTAAGTCAGCACCTGAAGAAGGTCTGTTGCTGTTAGTTCCACCACTTACAAGTGGGTGAGCTGTGCTAAATAAAGCAACACCATCACCTGAAGAGAAAGTAGTAGAGAATCCATTATTTAATGGATACGCTGCTTTCACTTGCTTTGTGTAAGCCATTGCACGAGCCAAAGCTTTAGTATATCTACCAGAGAGAGAAACATAGAGGTTATCCTCCATTGCTTCTTCTGTGATTGAATAGCCCATAGCTATTGTTTCGTGTGTGTAACGAGCTACAAAAGACTCTTGTGCAGTATCATAATTGATAGCTGAACCTTCATCTTTTACAGGAGCAGCTCCGAAACCAGACAACTTGAGTTCTTCTTCAAATGATCTTTCAGAATTCTCAGTTGCATAAATTTCTTCGTGCTCGTTCTCGTAGTTATTATATTCCTCTCCAAACAGGGCATTAAGTCCTGGAAGAAGCTGCTTAAGCTCATTAGCTCTTGATATAGCTGCCATAATTGTACTCCTTAACCAATACCTGTTGTGTTGAGCAATTGATGCCCTACGTTGAACATAACAAGTACATCAGTATAACTATCGCCAACAGCACTATCTGGTCCGTCAACAAAGTCAACGATCTTTAAAGGTAGTGTGTTGGTAGTATTTGCTGTACTTCCGTCTACTGCGTTTTTACTTGTACCGATTGCTGTACTACCAGCAGTTTGAACAACAGCACAGTTCTTACCAAGATCATCTATAGTAAGAGCTTCATCTGATTGCATCTGCATAAGTATGAAAGGGTCACTAGCAACATACGCAACAATATCATCCGCAGCAGTTGAAGCTGGGAAATATTGATTTGGTGTGAATTGACCAGTTGTTGGGTCTGTGTAAGCACAACCAAGAAAAACACCTATAGGTGTACAAGCCGTAGTACCAGTATCCTTTTGGATAGTAGTATTAGGATTATCATCACCCCACTTTACAAAATCACCATAGAATATACTTGTAGCATACGCATTTTTAATTTTGTAGTGTGTAACTTTTCCTTGATAAGGACTTCCAACAATTGTTCCAACAGGTCTAGCTCCGTGAGGAGTTGCACTTGACGACATAATTGTCTCCTTATATTAAATTAATTATTAAAGACTCCTAAGAATCTTTGCCAAAAGTTGTTTTAGAATTACGCTCAAACACTTGTTTGGTCGCCATTCTTCCATCCTGATCTTTAAAGTACACATTATCAACAGATTCAAGTTGAGACTTTGCTAAATTAGAAAAGTGTTCATCTCTAGCTTTCGCTTTTTCTGCTGGCATCTTGCACAATAATTGTCCTCCTATTTCTACATTGCCTTTTTTTGCCCACTCTGAGCCATGGTCCATCATATGAATTTGCAATTCAGGGTGATCTTGCAGTTCACATGGAATCCATCCCTCACGAAAACGTCTTGATACATTAGGATTATCAGACTGACCTAAAAGGGCAGTTCTAATATACCTAAATACCCAGCCTTCTTGTGGTGCAGGTGTAGGTAGGTTTGACACATTTTCCCAATCTTGTGTGTGTTGGGTAGCCTCTCGGCTTTCTGTTCCCCTTGGGGTACGCTCTTGGTCTACAGGAGTATCAGTTGAAACTGCCTCCACTTCATTAGTGTTATTGTTTTCTTCTGACATTTAAGCCTCCTTCAATAATTGATTTGCGTATTGCTCTGGACTAATTCCAAGTTGACGAGCTAACTTAACTTGAGTCTGAGTAAGACGTATTTGCGTGGGTTTTTTGTTTCCGCTATCCCTCGTTGCGGATGCAACAACTGTTGATGGTTGTCGTTTTGGTGTTTCTTCTTGAGATATTTCTACCTCTGGTGTTGAAGTTACACCGAAAAAAGTTGGAAATTGTTCACGCATAGCGTTATCAACTTCATTGTAATATTCTTCTGATTTACTAGCTGGATCAATTCCTTTAGCTTGTAAACTTTGATCTACATACATAGCATAAGAAGTCATTTCTTTATGAACAGGTTCACTTCCCATAAACCAGGGATTTTTTTGTGACCATACTTGCATATCAGGATCAGGTTGTGCAGGTTGCATTTGAGGTTGCGGTAAGTTTTGTGCTATTTGTTGTTGAAGAGTAGCTGCTATATTAGGTGATTGTTGTTCAGCTAATGTAGCTTTTGACAATAACTCTTGAGCTTTTGTCATTTCTTCAGCATTACCTTCCTCATATGCTTTTTTAAATTGTTCTGTAGCATTCTTTTTTGCCCAGAGTGCATTTTTTTGAGCTTGTTTATTTAAAACTTGACCACCTTGATCAACCATAGCTTGTAGCTTTTGGTTTTCTGCCATAAGTGTTTGTAGTCTTTGTACCGCTTCAGCAGATTCTCTAGAAGCTGCTTCTTTAGCTCTACGTTCTTCGTGATACTCGTATTTAATTTTAGCTATTCTTTCACCAGCTCTTTTACTGTAATCAGCAATTTCTCTATCTACTGTTTCATCATCTACGTCTGGTGATGAGTCTTCTGCTTTTGCAGGTCTACGATCTTCTTGTGGAGTATCATCAACAACCTCTACTTCTAATCCTTCAGGTATTTGGCTGTCTATTTCTGTTTGTTTACCAAAAAATTTATCCTCTGTTGATTGAGGAACAGTTTCTGGAATATTTGGTTCTTCGTTTATTATTTCGGTTTCACTCATGCTCTAACTACTCCTGTAGGATCATCAACTACTGCTTCCACAGTATCGTCATTAATTAAACGAAACTCTTGTCCATACATTTTCATGCGAGTGCCTGAGTAACCACGAAACACTACCCAGTCGCCAACTTTACACCAAGGTCCACTCGGAAATCTTTTAGTGTCGTTATAGCATTCTGGTCCTAACTTCATAACGTATCCGCAAATATTACTTACTTCTTCGTCTTTAATAGTTTGGGAGGCTTTAACAATACCACCATCAGTTTTTTCTTCTGCTCTAGGCATAGCTACTAATATTCTCCAACCAGCAGGTTCTGGCAGTTGGGATTTAGTTTCATTGCTTATATCAGGTGCTTTTATACTTTCTGGTTCTGGTATTTTTATTTCTGCTTTACTCATATTTTGCACGACTTAAGGAGTCGAGTTCCTATTCTGTGAGAACCCTTTCGACATAATCTAAAAGTTCTCGTTCTGCAAGGGCTAAACCCTCGATAATGCCAGTCATTTTCTGATACTCATTAAAATCTTTACAAGCACCAGAAGCTATATGATCAGCATGTTCATTCATCATACCACGCAGCTTTATTTTCAGGTGTTCTGAAAGTGATAGCTGTGTGATATCATTATTCATTCTTATTGATATCTTTAGCTAAATCTAAACCAATGTCAAGACCTACCTTATAATCTTCTCTAGTTTGTTTTCTGCTTTCGTTTTCTTCATCTTGCAGATCGCTAGCAATTTGTTGTCCTATTTTAATACCAGCTAATTCATTTTGAGCTTTCATTCTTTCTCTTTCAAGTTGATCTCTTCTTGCTGCTTTTTCTGCATCTAGCTGTAATCTTCCTTGATCTTCAGCAGCTTTACGTTGTAGCTCTCCTTCTTTAATTGCTACTTCTCTTTCTTTCATTTGAATAAGCGGGTCTTGTTGCTGTTTCTCAATTCTTTCTTGTTCTGCTCTTTGCTGTGAAGTACCAGCAACTCTTTGTGCTGCTTGAGCAACTAAGGCTGATATACGCTTTTCTACATCTGCTGGTAAAGGTTCACCTTCTGGTGGTAACTCAACACCCATTTCTTGTTCAACTTGTTTTCTAAACTGCATTGTTAAATGTTGATTTACATAATCAGAAGCTGCTGCAAGTATTACAGGTGCTTTAGGACTCTGTTGTACTATTTGCATTATTTCAGGATTTTGTTGAGTAGAAAGCATTGTAGCAATATGTGCCTCATGGTCTTGATCTATAAATGCTTTAACAGGTTTACCATTAATTAAGTTTTGTACTGCTGTTACAGGATCAACTGGTTGTATATCATCTGTATCAGGAACAATAGCATCTACATCTTCAATACCTAATACATCAAGCATTTGTCTATGTAATTCTGGCAAGTTATACATTTCAGGAGATGATTGTGCCAATTGCATAGCAGCTTGATACTGCATAATTCTTTGAGCCATAGTAGCTGCATTTGGATCAGATACAGGTAATATATCTACTCTGTTATCCAAGTCTGTCCCTTGAATAAGTTCTTCTTCATCCATTCCATAGAGATAAGGA